GCTCGGCTGAGAACATCCAGGCGACCTCGAAGTCGTCCGGGGATTCCTTGCCGATGCGGACGATGCCGCGGCGCTGAACCTTCATGTCCGGGCGGTTCTCGTTCCAGAGTTGTTCGTAACCGGCGAGCTGGACTTTGTGCGCGCCGACGATGGCTTTGGATGTCTTCCAGTCGAGGAGGACGATCTTGCCGTCACGGTCGCGGCTGGGTGCGTCGATGGTGCCGCCGAAAAGGTATTCTTCGGAGACCAACTGCACTTCTGGCTCGATGACGGTGAGACCTTCTTCGTCCCACCAGCGCTTGAAGTTGTTGAACGCGATGGTGGCTTTCTCGACATCCGCTGGGCTGAACTCGGAGAGGTCGGCAACGTGGTTGTGGAGGAAGCACTCAATGAGGAAGTGCGCGATGGTCCCGATGTCGGCGGCCTTGTCGCGGACCTTGCGGTAATCCTGACCTTCCATGCCGAGCTTCCATGCCCAATGAATGAGGCCGCTGCTGTCCTCGCCGATCTTGGCGATGGTTGAGGCGCCGGGAACATCGGTGCCGTCTTTGAGCGGATACTTCTGGTGGGCGCGGGTCTTCTCGAGGCGGACGATTTTGCGGCCGTCCTCGGTGAAGCGATCCGGCTCGGCAGGCTTGGCGGCTTTGCTAGGGGAGCGGCGTTTTGCCGCCCCCCTTTTGACTGTGGTGTTTTTGGCTGGCATGAGGGTTACCAGGTAATCTCTTCGTCGTCGGTGCCGGTCTTGGCTGCGGCGGGCTTGGCTTCCGAAACGTCGAAGCCGTAGCTGGCAGCGCTGCCGCCATCGCCCCAGGTGACCAGCTCAAGCACCTGCACCGCCTTCGGCTGCAGCGTGATGCCAGCGCCGAGGCTGGCCGTGTACCAAGCGTAGGGCACGACCGCGACTTTGATCTTGGAGCCGCCGCCGACATTTGCTTCAAGCGGCTTGCCGTCAGCGCCGAAGAGTTTCGGCTGGCGGGAATACTCTTCGCCGGCCTTGGTTTTGCCGATGGCCTTGACCTTGAGCTTGAGTTGGACGACACCGTCGTTTTCTTCCCAAGGCGCAGCGTGCATCTTGAGCTTGTCCTTCTTCAGCTCACGCTTTTTGTCGGCGACAAACTCAGCGAGGATCGCCTCGACATCATCGATGAACGGCTTGGCGTCTTCTGCTGACAGCTCAAGGTTGACTTTGAAGACCCCAATTTCGTCGAACTTGGTGTCGGCGCGGTTGAGGCTGGGATAGCGAGCGATGCCCGCGGGTGTGGTTATGGTTGTATTTGGCATGGTTATTATGTGGTTGGTTGTTGGTTTTGTGTTGGGACTAGAAAATCGGAGCGGCGAAGGATGGTGAGGAAGTCAGTGGCGCGCAGCGTGATGAACCACTCCTCGCCGTTGCGCTTGTGGGCGACGACCGGGAAGAGCTTGGCCTTGGCATCGCGGATGGCTTGGGCCATCCAGTCGCGGATCTTGACGACCTGGCAGAATTTGACCTCCCAGTGGAAGTCGGGGAGGCACGGGCAGACGACATCGGGCGAGTCGCCGAGGCCGGAGAACTGCTGCCCGCGGCGGATACCGGAGTCTCCGAAGGCTTCGCGCAACTCGTCTCTCCACATGCGCTCTCCGCGGGCGCCTTTGGCTCGGCTATTCATTGATGGCCTCCCAAAGTTGTTTCGCCGGCGCGTAGACCGAGCCATCGCTGTCGCTGGTGCGGCCGACCGGGGCAGTGCCCTCAAAGCGCGTGAGGCTCGGACGCCATGTGAGGTTGAGCGTGCCGGTGCGGCCGGCGCGGTGCTTGGCAACGATCAATTCGGCATCTTGCGGGTCGGGTTCTTGGTCTTGCACAGCGTAGTAGCAAGGGCGGTGAACCAAACACACGATGTCGGCGTCCTGCTCGATACTGCCGGACTCGCGGAGGTCGGAGAGCTTCGGGCGGTTGTCGCTGCGGTTTTCGGCCTGCCTGTTAACCTGCGCGGCGGCGACTACTGGGATGCCGAGTTCCATGCTCATGGCTTTGAGGCCGCGGCTGACGAAGCCAACTTCGTTTTCGCGGGACTGGGCGCCAGAGTGGCTGACGAGCTGTAGGTAATCGACGAAGATTGCCTTCACGCCCCAGCGGCGGACGGCGAGGCGGGCGCGGCCGCGGATGTCGAGGAGCGTCAGACCGCCGCGGTCATCAACGTAGAGCGGTTCGCTGGCAAACTGCGTGGCGGCATCCATGATCCGGTGCTTCATGGAAGCGGTAAGGAATCCGTTGCGGATGATCTCGGTGTTGGTCTCAGCGCGGCTTAGGACAACGCGCGCGGCCAACTCGTTGGCGGGCATCTCAAGGCTGAAGTAGACAACCGGCACGCCGCGGCGGGCCATGTTGTCCGCCATATTCAACATCAACGCGCTTTTGCCCATGGCGGGACGGCCAGCAACGATGGTGAGCTGTCCTCCGCGGAGACCGCCGGTGACCTGGTCGAAGTCGCGGATGCCGGTCTGCAGTCCGAGCTTCCGGCCGCCAGACATGAGGGCTTCCAGTTCGTCAAGCAGGCCCGGGACAATTGCGCTCGGTGCGCGCATGGAGTCGGTGGCGGTGGTCAGCGAAAGGCTCAAGACCGCTTCGCCAGATTGTTGTAGGACGCTGTCGGCATCGGTGGCCATGTCCTGCGCCGCGGCCTGCATCGCAACCGCAGAGTCAATGATGCGGCGGCGAGCATGGAGATCTCGAAGGGTTTGCGCGTGATATTCAACGCCGGCAGGACCACCGGCAGACTGCGAAAGAAACTCGGTGATGGCCCCAGCGCCGCCGACAAAGTTCAGCTTGTGCTTCGCGTCGATCCGCTGCGTGGTGGCGATAAGGTTCGGCGTGCCGCCCTCGCTGCGAATTTCGGTGATGGTCTCAAAGACCAGCCGGTGCGCGGGTGTGAAGAAAAGATCGGCATGAAGACCGGCGACTTCGTCAACGAGGCGCGGGTCGGCCAAGAGGCTGCCGAGGACGGCTTGCTCAACGGCGGGTGATTGGGGAACGGTGCGCTTCACGAAAATCTCCCTTCGTCGTCGTCATCGCTCATCACTATGACAATGAAGATCAGCGCGCACATCAGCAGGCTGAAGAGCGTGAGTTCGCTGACGCTCATTTTCTTTCTTCCTCCGGGCGAGCTGCGCGCGGCGCCGCTCCCAGCGGTCGCAGGCGGCATCGACTAAGCGAAATGATTCTTCGAGCCATGGCGTGATGTGGTGTTCGGGCGGTGGTGGCGGCTGGTATTCGTGGTTAGCCATGACTGGTGACTACTTTCTGTCGTGGCGTGTTCTGTAGGCATATGTTGGCAAATGTAGGCATGGGAATCAAGGGTTTTTTGGGCGGATCGGCCATTTTTTTAGGTGGCCAAAATCGCGCGGTTCACTGACCGAGGCGACCTTGCCGCAGACGCCGCAGGTGTCTTGGTGCCAAGTCGACACGTGGCCTTCGGGCATGCCGCGGCCGTGGGCTTGGCCGCATGGGCGGCAGATCCAGTCGGGGTAGGGCGGCGTGAAGATCGCCTCGTAGTTGGCCCGGTAGCGGTCGCCGTTGACCGGCCGCGGGCTGTCGCCTTTGCCGGCGCTCATAGTTCGTGGCCCTCCGGTGAAGCAAACTCGTCTTGCGAGAAGATCGGCTTGCCAGATTCTTCGAGGAGCGGGAAGTGGCGCAGGCAGGCGGACGCGCGGCCGCGCAGCTCTTTGACCGTCTTCGGCCGCGTCGAGGGATGCAGCAGGTCGGCCAAAAACTGGCGGGTGCGGCGCAGCGCCCAGTATTGCTCGTAGCGGAGGCTCATCGGATGCCGGTGGCCTCTTCGATGGCGTCGTGGGCCTCGGAGGCAATTTCGTTGGATGGCTTGACGCAGCGCTTCAAGACGCGGATGAGGCGATTGTTGCTGCGGATCAGCTCACGGTTTTCGGCCTGTAGGTCTTTGATTTCGGCGGTCTGCCGGCGGTCTTCGTTGCGCATAAACTCCAGCTCCGCGGAGGCGCCGAAGTTGTTGCCGAAACCGATCTCGCCGACAACCAAATCGGGTACCATCATTTTGCCCTCCTTGCCGACTTGCCGAAGAGCCAGGTGTTGCGGCGGGCGGCGCTGACCGTGGCCAGCCCGCGGCTCTCAAGGAAGCGGTCGCACGCGCGGTGAATCTGGAGGTGGTGCATCTGCGGGTAACCCGGGACGCCTTCCTCCAGCTTGATGGGGCGGCCGTTCTTAGCGTGCATCGTTTTCCTCCTGTTTCATGGCGAGCTGCGCGACCAGTGCGCGCAAAACCATGATTGTGCTGATAGCCTCGTCGGCGATCTGCTCGAGGTATTCCACGTTGACTTGGAGGTTGGTTGCTTTCGGCGCCTTGGGGGCGCTCGCCGTCTTGGTGGTTTTCTTTGCGGGTTTCATAAAGTTACTGGTCAAATGTACAAGCAGGGGTAGGACATTGGCTGTCTTAGGGGCGTATAAAGTGTTTTAGTGGTTGTTGATAACTGCGTGGAGGTTCTTCGCTGAAAAAAAAAAAAAAAA